ACGAAGTAGTTCATTTGTTAACTCAAGATACGTAGCCATTGTACATCCTAAAAAATAGTTTATGTGCTAGAGGGGCCACCGAAGCAGCCCCACTAACTAGTTATTTACGCAAGTGCGTCACGATCTACTTCCGCAGGAGCGGCATCACGTTGATCACTAACGTCCATCATTACAGCATAAACACGAAGTTTACCTGCAGTAAATGTTGTACCTGTACCTGCAAAGGTAAGGTCCAACGTATCTGCAGCGGCAAGTGTAACGTCAGCTGCAGGTGTAGCAGAAGGAGCATACGCACCATCAGCCGCACCGTCAATGTCAAACGCTGTAACAAACTCATCAGCATCTGCTGCACCAAGTGTAACAGTTGCGTCTGTGCCTGTGTTCTGAGTTGCAGATGCAACAACACAAACACCTGCGTGTAATACACGTGTATTAGCAGGAATGGTTAAGCATTGTACTACGTCACCACCACCACAGGAAATTGCCTGTGCAGTAAGATCAATAGTTTTTTGTACCATGTACGGAGCACGACCACGTTTGGTAGAGCCATGTGCAGGTAACAATAGTGTTGTAACAGTAGCCATTTTCTATTCTCCCTTATGCCAAATGGTACTTAGCGTTCACAAGAGCTTCTGGACGAAGAATCTTGCGACCGTATAGATGCATACCACGAACGATGTCGGAGAATGAATCTGGATCACGATATGTTTCAGTCTTGTTGATCTGCTCGGCAGTTGCAACAGCTGAATCGTGTCCCGCAACAATCATACCATAGTTAGTAGTAGAGTTCGTACCTGTGAAGGACGGACCTGTACCAACTGTTGGCAAGTTGTTAGATTGGAATACACGGAAACCATGAATGTTCATTCCAACTTGACCGTTCTGAAGACCAGAACCACCGAAGTCAGCATTGAACAGACGAGAATCTTCGTCCTTCAAAAGTTCCATGAATACTGGATCGACTACCAACCAACGACCTTGTGTATCTACGTTTTGCTGGTCAAGAAGACGAGACATACGTGCGATAACTGTCAGTGGGAAAGTGTCACCAGCGGCAGGTGTAGCGTCTGTAGCTCCACCAGTACGTGCGGCAAGAGCAAGAGCTTCACCAGCAGTACCACCAAAGTTGCCAGCAGTAATTTTCATTGAGGACAACAATTCGTCAGTACCTGCAGTTGAAACTGCAACTGTACCATTAGTAGTAGTGTTAACGGTATCAGGTGAGCCGTGGGTTGCAGACTGTTTAAAGCCTGTCAGATAACCAAGAACATCTTGGTCAAACTGATCAGCCAGACGATAAGCAGCACGATCCGAAGCAAGGCTTTGGAAATTTACGTGACTGTGGGCTTCCTCAATGTCGTCAACCTTGAAAGCAAAATAGTTAGCTTTGTCGATTGTCAATGAAAAATCTTCATCGTCCAAGTCTTGTGGCGTAATAGTTGTACCACGAGTGTATGCTTGTACAGTGATCTCAGGTTCTTTAATGATTTTAACTGAGTCACCCATATTGGCGATTTCGCCAAAATAATCAGAGTTAGTGATAGCTTCACTTATAGATGCTTTGCGGAATGCAAGTTGCACCTGTTTGCTATAAATGACTGGTGAGAAATTACCGTTTGGTAAATTGCCATAACCAGCAGCGGTTCCGAATGCCATATTAATTCTCCTAGCATTAGATACAGATGCAAACGACTAATGACTTATACAGAGGCTAATTACTACTAGGGTGCGTTAACAAGAAAGTTGGCCTACCTTCTAGTATAACGGGCCATGAGACATTAGGTTGTCCGAAAGCGTTATTGTTGTTTGCGGGAAAGTATAGTTAGTCGTAGTGCGGGTAGTCCTATATAGGGGCCGCACCACTACATTGTACATATAGTTATATCATATATATTTTATATGTCAATAGGTTTATCTAGCATTACCAGACATATCGTAAATAAACTTGCAGTACGTATAGATTCCATGATTGCATCGGAAGCTTTCTCATACTGTTGCGCTGACATTTTGTTTACCTGTGATTCTTTAAAAGTACCAGAGGCATCTGATGTGTCAGGCGCACTACGATTATTACGACTATTCACTGAACGTGCAGCGTCTTTAGGGCTTGCACTCTTCTTTGTTTTAATACCCATGTCAGCTTTGTACAAATCAATTGCACGTGCAGCGGAACGGGAATCATTATCATTTTCATACAGGGCATCTTGTATCCACTTAGGCTGTTCGTCTGCCCACTCATGGAACTCATCACTGTCACGAATGTCACCAAAGTCAGGGTGAGCTTTCATCAATTCGGACTCAGCTTTTTCACGAGATGCGGTAGCTCGCATTTCATCAATCTCTTTTACACGGTCTTCAAAACCTGCGGATTGCTCACGTGCTTTCTTAATTGCAATAGTTTCTACAATTGCAGCTACGTCAGGATACTGTTTAGCCCAAGCGTCAATGTCTTCATCTGATTTAGGTAACTTAATTTCTTGCTTAGTAGATTGTTCTAGTTGACGTTGTAGTTTTGTAAACTTGTCATCCCAATCTTTTTCTTTATCTTGCATGTGGCGGCGAAGATCACCATAACGTTTCTTAAAGCTTTTATCTTCTGCGCTTACTGGTTCATCTTCCTGTTCAGGAGCTTCGCCACTTTGTTCCGCAATAAGTTTTTCTAGTTCTTCTTCTTCATTCTTACGCTTATCTTCATTGGAGTATTTACGATTTGCAAAGGCTACCTTAGTAGGGGCTTGCATTTCTTCTGCCATAATAGTATCGTTCATTTTATTCTCTCTTACTGGGGCCGCCGTAGCCTAGTGTGTTGTCAGGGGGATGGGTAGCCAGTCAAATATAGCGGATTATCTACGTGCCGCTAAACCACGCTTGGGTGTAGGTGTAAGCATTGAACTAAGCATTGTCAAGTCTGGACCTAATACTTTTGCTAGTATAACACCTTGAGGAGATGTTTGCAAGGAACTTAATGTAGTTTTTTCTTCCTCTGATAAAGCAGCAGCACGGCCTTGAACTTCATTAAAGTAATCTCCGAATGTGTATGTTTCTTCTTCCATTATGTTTCCTTAAAAAATTTTATTGACGTTAGCTTGTTTACTGCATGTAGATACATACCTATAGCATAAGACATAGGATATATAACTATGTCTGCACATACGGAACCTATAGTTAGTTTACCAT